TGCCCAAAATATTCAGCAATTTTTTCAGCCATAATATTCCTTAAAAGTAAAAGCCCCTGCCACAAGGGCAAGGGCATGTGTTACGAAGCATTTTGTCGTTCTATTTCTTTATGTGCTTCATCAATAATAGTTGCCTTGGCCTCCATCATTTCATACAAATCAAGCATCTGAACGAACGTGTACATATTTTCAAGCTCCCAATAGTTTGCCAATGGCTTTTCAGCTGTTACAATCGTAAATATCATTGGGTCAATCGAGAGCTTTTCTTCTACTTCTTTTATCTTTCTACTTACTCTTGTGGGTTGCTGATTGCCATTCCCGTCACTACCGAACCCACGGCGGTAACGAGATCGGTAAAAACATCTGCGAAGTTGAACTTAATCACTTCAAAAACCAGCATGAAATAGCCACCAACATTACCTGCAAAATGGGATTCAATGTCAATAGCCTTACCACCAAACGTAGCACTTGTCAGCAGATCAGCAAACAAAGCATCACTATCAACTTTGTCGGAAGCATCCAGCAAAGCTTCAAGAGCCATTTCTGAAGCAGTCTTACCTTCCAGAACATCACCCTCACCCTGCATAGCCATGAAAGCAGGCCCAACAAGTTTCATTAGGCGGGTATATAGTTTACTACCTGTTTTACCACCAAAGGCTGTCAACAAATAAGTTTTACCCTTAACTTCTACTTCTTTTTGCGGAAGCATCATCATCATTTTAAATCTCCTTAATTAAACATTTTAGTTATATTGGGAAGAGAGCTACTAATTGCACTCTTCGCACTATTAATATATGGGGAAAGAACATTAGTGGCTTGATCGAGGAGATATTCCCGCATACTATACCCTCTACCAACCTGAATTACATCTGTACTCAAACACTGAAGCGTCCAAACACGATTAACTGTCTCTTCATCAAACTCGATTTCTGGGTAGTCGTCGATGTAGCATGTAGAGCTTGTGAAACTTGTACCACTATCTCTATTTACAAGACCTTCAACATTGTAGGCGGCAAATCTCAACACTTCTTTCTGCGTCACCTTAAACCCGTTATCATCTTTGATGTTGACGGACAATAGGCGTGGCAGCTTACTTAAACTGTCAAGTTCCATCAATTGTGACAAGACAAGGTTGGAAGGATGTGTCTGCTCAATCTCAAGCTTGATTGTTGCAGATGTACGCAGAGAACGTGTACGTGTTACACTACCTCTAATACCCTCAATCTGCTTGAACACAGGTGTTTTACGGCTGATTGTAATCTTGTTCCAACCACCAATCTCTGTATTAAAACCGCTTGCATCACTGAATGTAATCAATACATCTTCAGGAGAATATGTGCGTACATAATTCATACAAACCCTCCAATAGCTGTTGTTGCGAGCTTCTTAACATTGAGAATGGACGGAATGCCGGAAGAGAGCACAGACAAGAATTGCTCATAAGCACTCTCGCCTTCACCACCAGAGATGGAAATAATGTCTGTTGTAAAACACAACTCCCAATCCCATGTCTCCAACCCGTTCGCATAACTCATCGTTGGCAAACTATCAATCCAAAGCTGCCCAATGATGATGGATGTACCTGTTGAATAATCCTTCAGGAAAGCAGGAATAATTGCATCAGCAAAGGCTAAATCAAGATTGAACAAAGTATTGAGAATGGTATTACTGTCGGAGGTTTGATGCAGAGAGAGTTTTAGCTTCTTGACTTGCGTTTTCTTGATTGTCCGGCTAATATAACCAGACGATGTTCTTTTGGAAGTGAAATACTTGCTTTCAGGTTCGATGGAAATAAACGTCCCATCTGCAAACCCTTCCACCGTATATCCACCAAGCTGTAGAACAACGTCTTGTGGTGAATATGTGTAAATGGTCATATTCTTCCTTTATTGTTTATTACATTATAACACAAAAAGCCTGTTTGTCAATACAAGCTGCTTGCTATATAAAGCAAAAAGAGCTTCCCGAAGGAAGCCCTCTTTATGTGTTGCTAGACACTTAGTTGCTACGCCAACGATTATCCACTGTCACACCAAGGCTAGACAGGAAGTTGATGTCGTCATCACCCATCTTGGCATTGCCGCCAATATTGCCTTGCAAGTCGTGACAGAAAATCACCCATTCACGAGTTTGAATACCATTGCTGTAAGATACAGTGGGTTTTACACTAATCCAGCTTTGTGTAGAGCTAGAAGCAGAGCGACCGCTATTATCTTTAATCAGCACACCAAACAAACCAGAGCTGTCTCGTGTCTTCTTGTCATTTTCATAGAGAGCAGACAGAATGTCGTTAGAGACAGAGGTTTGGTTGAGGGTGATGGTGACAGTAGCTGAGGTGTCAGATTTGTAGACACGAGTAGTGATGTTATCAGCCGAACGGAAGTTTTCAAATGTCGGACTGTTAAAATCCACACTAATCATTGCATCTTCAGAATAGCCAGATACAATGTGAGAGCCAGAAGCTGTAGACAGAACAAGCGTTACGTCTTCAGGGGCAAATGTTGCAATGTTTTGAGCTGCCATGTATTATGTTCCTTTTCTTTTTAGACTATCACTGTACCATGCATACTTACACGGCAATGACACCCTTTATCCCTACCGCGTGGATGGCCGAGGCTAGTCGGAACTCAAACGTGATACCTTCCAACTTACGTTGTGCTCGCAGGTTAGGGTCTAGGGTAATCGGGTCAGGAACTTGCACGACCGGAGGCACGTCGGCTGTGAAGGCACCGTTGATAACACCTTCTTGCCAAACAGCACGAATGTCAGCTTCGATCATCGCTGCTCCGCGACGGTCAAACGGAACTTTTAGCATATTCACCAGTTTGGAGTAGATGCGTTCGCGCATACGAGCCTCCGTCCAGTCTGCGATAAACATCGTATCGGTATATTCGGAACCAGCCATCACACCTTCAGACAGCATGTTTACACCACCAACCAGCTCATATACGTTGTAATTCTTGGCCTTCAGATTAGCCACTTCATTATCAGTCAGTTTTTCAACAGTGACGCCAGTGAATTGTTTAAACTTGGCTGTAGCACTACCTACGGTGTATTGCATGAACTTGGACATTACAGCAACTTCAGGTTGCTCAGTTTCAGCTACGCTACTCCAGATGACGAATACACGATCATAGTCACCATCTTTCAGGGCTTGACCAATATCGGTAGTGGTGGAGCCTTTAGCTGTGCTATCAGAGCTGGAAGTGAAGTAGAGTTGTTTGCGTGCACTAATTGCTTGAGCAAGAGCAAGCTGATCTGCTTTAACCTTGGTGTCAGCAGCAAAGCCATACCAGTTGTTGTTAGCAGCAACGACAGCGTTCAGTGCATCAGTGTAGGTTTCAGACGAAGCATTGTAGGTCAGAGACAGGTTAGTGCCAACTTTAACACTCCAAGTGCCAGCAGCAGCCAGAACAACAGTGGAGCCAGATACGGTAGCAGTTACACCAACAATGGCAGGAGTTGCAGCATCAAAGGCAGCTTTCAGGCCGGCTGCAATTTCAGCACCAGTAGGTGTGCTGTCACTGGTGAATGTGATGTCTTGACCGTTAACAGTGAGTTTGTAAGTGTAAGATGCCAGAACAGAGCTAACACTAACGGTAGCGCCTTGTACGGCACGACGGCCAATTACAATCTTCTGTGGTACAAGCTCTTGACCAAACATTTTCTCAGCAGCTTTATAAACCGGAGAAGCACTATCAAACAGCTCTGCTACACCATCCAGAGATGTGAACTCTTGAGCACGTTCAGTGAAGGCAGCGTGTGTACCGAGGTACATCGGGATGTTAAATGCAGCACGAGAAACAGCAGTTGTTTGACGGCTAATTTGGATATTGATAAAGTCTGTTACTTTAGTACCCATTTATATTCCTTTGTTTAAGGGATTGTTCGTGTATTTGTTACGGAGGAGGGCGGGTAGGACGCTGTATACTTGATTTGTTCTATCCAAGGCGTATCAATCTTGTTCTCAATATTCACAAGAAAGAAACATTCCATATTCCAGCATTGCACATACTCTGTCTCACGCATTTTTGGAACACTGCGAGCATGTGTTTTACGTAGGAATGAAATATTACGCTTGGTGAATTCTTCAGTGAGGTATGGACTATTAAGACGAGAAGCAAACTCCATCACGTCGTCAGCAGCATTATCACCGACAAATGTGAATTGCAAATACCATTCATGGTCTTGGAATGTTCTTTGTTTCCCATCTTTAACCAATGTTGAGATGTTTGACCCAGACACAGGGTTTAAATGGACATGCCTCATTGCTACATGCGTACCATTCGGCTCAGGAACATTTCTGTTTGCCCAAATGATGTGGTTGTCGTCGTATCCAGTGATTGCTTTAACAGCATCAAACATGCTGTCTTCAATGTCATTCATCATTCCCATTTATTTCACCAATTGCTTTCTAGCACAAATGGCTTGGTAATGATTACGAACACGCATCTTGAAAGCTCTCACTTTCACCACTTCCCACATCAAGCCGTTCCATTCAAACTCGTCAGCTTCCCAACTACCTTCCCGCATTGCTCTCACTTCGCTAGCTGTCATCAACATCATAAGCTCTTTGCTTCTATCAGCTTCAGAAAGCTGCATAAGCTCGGCATAACCGACGGGTTGAATGTTTGCTTTGATTGGAACATCTACGGCTGTTGCTGGGACAGGTTTCCCTTTGACGATTGTTGGAAGCCCACGGCGTTTGATTGTAATAGCGTCTTGTCCTACCAACCTAAAAAGAGCAACGGACATTTATTCTCCTTTAGGCAAATTTGATTCTGTATTTTGTCAGAGAGGCCATTTCTCCTGTGTCAACAAGAGGAGCGTTTTTTCCTTTCAAACTGATTGTGTATGGAGCGTTATCAGCCCAAGCACCGTTATAGATGTTCCATTTGAACAACTCGACAGCTTGACTACCAATACGTCCTAGTGTAAGCTTCAACGGAATCTTGTAATCGAGAAGCTGACGTGTGGGACGCATAGCTGCTTTTTGGAAGAAAGCCATGCGTAACGCTTCAGACACGAAAGGACGTGCAGGAATGTACATGCCATTCTCGCTAACACCTTCGTTGTTTATAGCTGCAATTGCTGCAACAGGAAGACCAGAGCTTTGATGAATGTCATCGAAATAGCCGACATCAAGTGTGGCGTTGTCAAGCTCTTTTACGCGCTTCAACAGCTTATCAAGCCCTTTTGTATTCCCTTTGAAGCTAGAAGCGAAGATAGCCATTGTCTGTTTCCAATAGCGTGTTAGCATCTGTTGTTGGAACAAGGTTGTTGTCTAAATTGGCATCGTTTGTTGCCATGTCAGACAAGCTAATACCACCAGCGTATGTCTTAGCACCAAGAACATTTGCATTGCCAGCAGACAACAAGAATGTCTTGAGAAAATCTCGGTAGGATTGCAGCCATTCTCTGCCGTACACTTCATAACTGGCGGCTCTTTCTCGGAAGCCGTTTTGACTGATGTAGCCAAGAATGTATTGAGCCATCTCCAGAGATGTCTTTTGTTCATCACCGGAGTTTTTATCCAATACTTGTTGATAAAGAGCATCAGGGAAAATAGGCAATTCGTTTGTATCACCTACAGCCAATCTCACCCTATCAACAGCTTTTGTAAAGTCTAATGCCATTGAATTCTCCTATAGAATAGCCTCTCGAATGAAAGGCCATTGTGCAGGACTCAATAGAACAATCTGTGCTGTTCTCTTAACAATTGTTCAGCCTTTTTCCTAGCTTCACAAGCCAGACTAAAAGCAAGCTCAGTGCCGTACTTTTTCACAGAAAAACTTTTACAACGTTGTACACCATCACCATCAACCCAATAGGCAATAAAGGAATGTGTGTACTTTGTGAACCGCTCTCTTACCCCTGTCACACCGCTCTTATTGTCCTTGTGTATATCTTTATTTGTATTGTTTTGATGGTGTGTACATAGACGTAAGTTCGAAATAATATTGTTCTTCTTATCTCTGTCCACGTGGTCAACAAACATTCCTTCTGGGATTTTACCGTTATGCAACTCCCATACAATCCTGTGTACACCTTCTCTGTACCCTTTGTACGAAACCCTCCAATACAACTCACCGCCTTGAAACCCTGCGGTAGAATCTTTTGAGCAGATTACTGTACTGTTACGATAAACATCGACCTTCCAACGAAGACGAGATGGACTCGTTTCGTCATAATACACAATCTCTTTCCAATCCATGTTAAAATCCTCACTGAAATGACAATGCATTATATCACAGCATAATCATTTGTGTCAAGACTCTGACAACAAAAAGCTGCCCATGTTTCCACAGGCAGCCAATTGTAATAATGCTAATCAGGCAGAATAGCCGCGCGCAATCGCCTGAGGCCGTGCAATCATGTTGATAAAGTTGGATTCGGTTTCAATCTCAATCTTATCACCTTTGGTAGACGGGTACTCGAACATGTAGGCTTGTTCACCCATAGTGTTGACAAATTCAAACTTGTTGGCAGGGCCGTAGAAGGTTTTGAACATGTCGGTGCCAGTTGGCAGGAAGTACACGTCGTTAGCTGGAATCAGACGCTGACCAGCATAAGTGTCACGCATTTCGATGTAAGTCACATCACCGTGAGTGAATTCACGATGCATAGAGGTTACACCGTTTGCTGCCAGACGACGGCGTAGCGGCTCTTGAGTGGAGGTGTAATATTGGTAAGCCAGTTTTACGTTCGGGTGCTTAATCAGCTTCGCAAAGAACTCAGGAGAGCACAGAGCAATCATGCCGGTTACTACACCACCATTACCAATGTTGTCTTGGATGTGGGCAATAACTTCTTCTTGTTTTTCCAGCACTTCAGTGGTGGCAGTGCCGAGGGCAAAGTCCACTTCTTTACGGGTGATACCAAACTCAGTGTACCAGTTTTGGCTTACAGTGCCGGACGGAGCGTACACGTCACCAGTGGTGATGGCTTTTGCACGGGCAAATTCCAGAGTCCACGCATGGTTTTGGCGAATACGTTCCATCTTACGAGCACGTACAGCAGCCAGATTCTCAGCCTGCGAGAAGTCACCGTAGGCGCGTTTACCTTGAATATCTTGCGGCAGGATAGCTTCGTCGTACGGGAAGTGAGGAACAGGGAACGAATGGATTTTTCGGGTGTAATCCTTGTTCACTTGAGCACGTTCACCACGTACACGGTCAACAATCAGAGCACCATCTTTTTCAATTTTCTCAAATACGACAGTGTTACCAGCAACCGATTCTTCTTGGAACAGGCCAAGTTGGCCGATTGTACCCCAAGCATTCGGCACCAGCAGAAGTTCTTGGGTATAGTCAACGACTTCAAAGCCATTGGCAAAGGAGCGAGTGATAGCCAAAATAATATCCTTTTCTTATCTTTGTTAATTACTTAGCCGGTACAATCAGTACGCCAGCAGCTTTGAGGGTTGCGAATGCAGTGTCTTTCTTGGTTTGGTTGTCGTAGGTGGCATCCCAAATCAGGGCAGTGTCAGCCAGATGGGCAGGGCCGCGAGTCAGCACCAACACTTTGGTATCGGTGGTGGCAGCCACGTTGAACGGATGAGCTTCGCCCAGAACGTCACCAACCACTACACCAGTAACCACTTTGGAACCATCAACTGCGGTTTCTACAGCAATCTTGGATTTACCAGTTGCGGTTACGGTACCAAGCAGGGTACCTACATCGTAGGTTTTAGCAGCAGCTTCGTTTACAGTTACAACTTCAAAGCAGTAGCCGGTGGACGGCTCGTACAGATGTTTAATCAGTGCGCTCAGGCGCTTGGTGTCGGTAGCGATAACAGCCATTATTTAACTTCCTTTTTGTGGTATTTCTCTTGGAGGATACGAGCAGTGGGGTCTACCACTACATCAGCTTCTTTTTGCTCAACGGTGTAACCTTTGTCACCAAGAGCATCATTGGTTTTATCTACAGCAGCAGCCATACGAGCTACAGTGCGGGAGAATGCTTCGTCAGACAGTTCTTTGATGTCAGCAAAAGCGGCTTCAGCTTCTACATCACCAACTGCTTCTTTCAGAGCATCCATGCGAGCTTTTTCTTTAGCTTCAGCAGCAGCTTGTGCGGCTTGAGCTTCAGCTTGCTCTTTTTGTTGCAGGGCAGCCTTGGCAGCATCACGCTCTTGAGTGACAGCTTCAAACTTAGCAGTCAGGTCAGTGAGGGAGGCTTCATAAGCTGCTACTTTTTCTGCCATAGCAATCTGTGCTGTTTCAAACTCAGCCAGTTTTGCTTGCAGGGCTTCAAATTCAGCCATCTCAGCTTTTTCCTTCTTTTGGTTGGACATGTTAAAAAGTTTGGGAAGCATTGCTCCTCCTTTGTATTTTTGTTCCTCGCTAATATCAGCAAGATAATTGAAGAATTGTTCTCGTGTTTTAATGCTATCTGCCATACCAAGCTCTACAGCATCTTTAGCCATATAGACAGAAGCTTGTGTATCTACGACAGTAGGGAGGGGAATGTTTCTGTATTCAGCTACAAACCCTGTAAACTGTTCGTACATCGCATCAACACGATACTGAATATCATCTAGAAATTCTTTTCGGAAGCTGCCATCTGCTGCATAAGGGATTTTATTCTTACCAGCGTAAACGAAAGAACGCTCGTAGCCTTCTTGTTTCAGATGTTCGCTGTCGTTCATCAGTCGAACAACAACACCAACACTACCTACTTCAGCATCTGGGTTTAGAATTATTTCGTGTGCAGAACAAGCCAAGCCATAAGCAGCACTAGCAGCCATACCGTCAACATAGGCAAGAAGCTTAATACCTTCCGCATCTGCCATTTGGCGTAGCTCAGTTGCTGTCTGAATCATGGAGTAGGCTTCACCGCCACCACTATCAATAGAGAGAACAACGGTGTGACATTCTTCTTCAACACGCTCGTGCATGGCTTCAAGAATGCTCATGTAGCTTGTGCCACCACACAGCATTTCCATGCCTGTCGGCTTGTATGTCAAAGCACCGTTAATCTCAATAAACCCAACACCATTCTCACTGTACGAATAGGAGGCTTGATCTACTTCATTGCCTCCGTCCATACGTTTATCAATGTTCCCGTTTTCACGAGACTCAAGATAGGAGATGATGGTGTCGAAAGATGCAGGGGAAATAAGATGAGGCGTGTTGCACAACTTCTCTTTAATTCGGAGAGATTGAGCCATTATTTTCCTTATGCATTATTATCAGAGTTCATATCAGAGCTATTACCACTACTACCTGTATTACCACCTGTCCCGCTGTTCAATCCAGAACTCATGCCGTCCCCAGAACGAGAAGCCATGTCGATAACAACAGTTTCCCAATCAACTTCTTTGTCTTCTGGATAAGGCTCTAGACCAAGACGTACACGAACAAGGTTGAAGAAGGCTCTATCTTTCTCGATGGAAGATGTAGCAGCAATACGCTGAATAGCTTTACTAAACTCTTCAAGGCTGGTAGCATCAGGGAGTTCAAAATCAAAATACGGCAACTCATCCATGTCCCATTTATTCAATGCCCACAGAGAGGGGATGAGGTCTTGGTTGAGAACGTCTTTGATTTCTTGCAGGCGATAGCGCAGAGCGAACTCAGTGAGGCTTACTTTACTATCTGCAAGGGAGAAACTACCTGTACCTGTTTGACCAATTGTGAGAACATCTGCAAACAACGCCGTGAGGATTTGGTTGTTCAGACGCTCAATCACTTTGTTTACATCGTAATTCTTACCACCTTCTGCTGTAAGCAACTTGATGTTGTAATACTTGTTCTTTGTATCTGCATCAACATCAGAAGGAAGCACCAAACCAGCTTGTCGGTTGGCATGAAGATTACGTGCAACATTTTTAAGGTATTCGTATTGAGCTTTCTGCCCATCATTGGCACTTTCGCTCATGATAGCTGCTGGAGCTTCTAGGACAGGAATACCGCCTAAATCCGTGGTGTTCAGAATCAGTCGTTAATTGATTCCCGCTTTCGCAGCTTACGCTTTCACGTAAGACCAGACTATATCACCATCCCGAAGGATGCTTTCCATTTCGCTTCACTTGAAGCTACGCCTTGCGGCTAGTCGTTGAACGTTCTTGTCTAACACACATTAGTTGTTGAAGTTGTATTGTTGGGTGATGTCTTTATAAACCCATTGATTTCTTACCGCATTTACAAATTGCCTCGTTATCCGAGGGTTTGTACTCATTGCAGCAATCTCAACGTTTTTATATCCTTCTAGGATTTTAGTGCACACCCATCTAACAGTATCTTCTGAAAGTGTTCGTTGTCGGCTTTTAGAATTGAAATTGTAATCTTTACTAACCTCTACACCTGCTTTCCTTGCACGTACATTCTTTACAAAACTGGTATGTACTCCAGTAATTTTCGAGATGTCTACGTTACGGTAGCCTTCTTGTAAAAGTTTGCAAACTTCGTGAACCTTCTCTCTAGAGTATGCAGACGGATTATCAAAACCTCTCATCGGAGTTTGAAGACCCAGCTCAAAAGAGTGTTTGGAGTTACGAGAGTAAGTTACCCATTCTAAGTTTTCGACTTTATTATTTTGCTTGTCTCCGTCGATGTGATTTACACACGGGAGGTTGTCTGGGTTTTCAATAAAAGTTAGGGCAATCAACCTATGTACAGTAAGGTTCTTACTCTTTCCTTCACCTTTTTGCCAGATACTTATCATGAGATAGCCATCACGTTGTGGACTCGGTTTTAATCTATGTCCACTTGCATTGTATATGTGACCATCCTCACAAGCAAAATAATTTGGTATGTGTGGTATTTGTTTCATATCATTCCTCCTACTGAAGTTCGGAGTGTGATAGACAAGCTTCGCTGCTGATTACCCAATTCACCAACTTTTCAAACCGTCACGCCTGTCTTCGCAGACTACGTTGTGGTATGGTGACTCTAAGGGTTTCCCAGCAATTAGAAAAGTTTTCAACACACATCTCTATGTGTTGGCGCTAAATTTAACGCGAAAGACCAACAAGCTCTTGCTCTTCAACAGACTTGCGTGTTTGCCACGTCAGGTAGACAGATTTGAGAGGACTATTGCCTAGAGGGTTATTTAGGCGTCCATCGCATGTGAACAAAAGAATTTTGTCACGAGGAATTTCTACATCAGGCTCTTTGAATGCTCGTTCAAATCCAGTGGAGGCATTGGCTGTAGTTTGAATAACAGAAAGCAGCTTTCGACCCTCTCCGTCAAACTTCCAATCCTTAATACTGCTTTGAGAACGAGGGTAGAGAGATTTAATCCCGATTAGGCCATCGTTAAACTTACTCCCTGCACGCTTTAGGCGTTTGCGATAGGATTTCTCATGAATAGAATACCCGTAGGGAATAAAACTAGACACTTCGGAAATAAAGCTGTCCCAAGAATGTTCCATGTCGCGCATATTCTGTTCAAGAAACTTAGCGCGTTGTTTGGCCTTGTCTGAATAAGAGCTATCAATCCTCACTTTCCAGCTAGCCCGACCAATCATCATTCGCATAAATGCCAATCCTGTTGCAATAACAGAATCTTTTGACATTTCATCTACGACACGATAGAATTCAGGGTAGCGGAGTTTAGGGCTTGGTTCTTCCAGCACTTGCTTATTGCTGATTTTTAAACCAAGATAGCCAATTTCAGAGAAACGAATTCGTTGAGACACATTATCTTCGTCGGGAGACATTGCTGCTTGAGAGATTTCAGGCATACATTCTCCTGTATTTAAAACACGAATGAATGTGTTTTTATTTTTATCAATAATAATATTATAACATTCATTCGCTATTTGTCAATAGGGTTTAGGGTATTTGTTGAAAATAATTTAGAATAGCTCCTGATGTGGGTGTGTTACAGAGAAGGAAGGCCAGAAGAACGGGACATATCTGCGAATTCAAACACAGGGATTGATTGCTTGTTCGCTAGAAACTTAAATGCACTGGACAAACTGTCAACAGCATCGTCGTGTTTACCACGTTCACCTGTGAAATACTCCAATTCGGTTAAGAATCGCTCAGTCCAATCACGCTTGAGCACACTAACAGAGCCACTATCAACAACAGCACAAACAGGGAGGAACCGTTGAATCTTACTTCTGTGTCCAGACATTACATCTGTGTTCGTGTAAATACCAAGCTCTGCCAATTCACGTTTCATGTGGCTGTGGACATAAGCACCAGCTGCTGAATCTTTCGGAAGAACAACAGCGCAATCGTCAATGCCATCTTCAAATGCTGTTTTGGCAATAAGGTTTAGAACATCACCATGCAACATCCTTGCCCAAATTACATCCAGCACTGTATAATTACCAAACCTATCCCTGCACATTTTAACACCGCAAGTGTAGTCGGGGTCTTTGTTTGTTTCTGTTGGTACAGAATAAGCCAAATCCCATGCACGTACAATCTTCAAATCACCATCCGTCGGGGGCATGTCAACAATCTTTACCATGCTTCGTTTGAAGAAACTGCCAGCTTCTTCTCGTGCAGTCCAACTGCCTCTTAAATATCGCAGTTGGTTGACACGCGGTTGTGCCAAAAGAGATGCGTAGTATTCAGGGTTGTTTTTAATCAGGATTGGATTGTCAACAATTGTCGCTGGAATGAATTTGAATGATTTAGGGACAAATGTTTCTCCCCAAACCAGTCCAGCTCCGCACATCTCATACAACTCTTCGGCACTATCTGCCCAGAACATTTTCCCTTCTAAGTTGACGAAATGTCGTACACGATTTTCTGTACCTTCAATTGGCACACCATCAGGGTCTAGGGAATATTCTACCCAATTTTTCAGAAAGCTACTGTATTCTGGGTTACAAGACATGATAAGCATTTGCTTACCCTTGTATTCACCGGAACGCATACGAGACAGCAGGAACAATACTTCATGCTCCTTCCAATTCGTAGCCGCTTCATCAATAAGGACGTGCGTTGCCTGCATAGACTGCAACGTATGGTAATCGTCTGGGAAGCCACGGAATTGAATGAATGCGCCACTAGGGAACGTCCATTTCATTTCCTGCTTGCCATATCTACCGCCAAAATGCGGATAAATCTTTTGTGACTCATCCACAATACCACCTGCAATTTTCACAATATGTTCAAGAGAGGTCGCTACGCCTCTCCCCGCTATAAAGCTGCTCTGTATCACTACAGAGTTCAGGTCATATCTTCACCTTGAATAAGGGCTTCTCGTTTCGCTGCGCTTGCAACTACGCCTTTCGGCTGACCGTCACACACGGAATACATTGTATATTCCTTGCTCGGTATTGTCTCATTTCTGAGAGGTTCACCGACTTAGAGAAGTTATCGACCAGCATCACTGCCAGAAGGAGCCGTTTAACTCAGGAATCGTTCTCCGAAAGATTACGATTTTTGCATGTGGATTGTTGATCTCGGATAAAAACTTGGTAAGACACATACGTGTTTTACCGCTACCTGCCATTTTGTTCAGAGGTGGTCGCTAATCACCTCCCGCTTTATTCAAGCTGCTTTACATCACTGCAAAGTTCAGATCATATCTTGATGTAATAAACACCCCTACCGTTTCGACTCGCTTGAGCCTACGTCTTTCGACTGATCGTTACACACGCCCGACAATTGTGTTGTCTGCTTGGTTCGGTATTGTCTCTACAAGAGAGTTCCACCGAGTTAGATAGGTTTTACGGAGGCGCACTGTCCACCACCGCCAATGAGGAGGACGTTAACACCATCCTCCCGCAGGATTAGTCGTTGTTTTTCACTGCAAGGTGCAAACACCAATTTCTGTTGTGTCATATCACCTCTCAATAATATTCAGCTTGTATTTTTCAAGCTCTTGTTTTACACTATCATCAGCCACAAACGTCAACACAACAACGCTTCCGACAGCAATTTCTTTGTTACGAAGCTTAGACATAAAACTACCTACATCCAAACAAACATAGCTATCTTCATTCACGGAGAATGTCAGAGAAGAAGGAGAGGCTTTAAATGCTCTTGACGAAAAGAATTTCCTACTCTCTTCGTTATACCTGTAATAAGCATCTTCGTATTTGTTACAAACAAAATAGGTTGTCTGCGCCATCAATCATCCTCCCATTCTTCTTCTGGCTCAAACGTCAACGCTTCCATTTTCCCACTGTGCTTCCCTCGTTTAGAGGGGACAGAGAGGACAGGGCGTTTAAAGCAAAGAGAAGCTTCTTCGTGCAAGAGAATGAGTTTGTCAATATCTGTTGATGTGAATTGATAGGCTTCATCGCCAATGTGTACAACATCCCCGTCATCATTCAAGAGGACAACGCGAATGCTAATGTTTTCGTCTTGACGTACAAGACGTAATTGTTTAATATGTTTCATGTGAATATTCTTGTTAAATGAAAAGAAGCCCCCTGCCCTCGGAGAGAAGGACAGAGGGCGAAAAGACGTGTCACGTTGAGGAGAGGCAACGGAGGAGAGAACACGTCTTGGAGGAGAGAAGTTGTTTTATTCTAAAACTTGGGCTTTGCTACAAACAAAGCGTAGTACAAGGATAAAGGAATGCTTGCAACAAGGAGGAGAGAAACAAGCAAATAGGAGAAAATCAATCCGAAGATAAAGCCGACACGATAGGTGATTAAATCAGCCATACTTACCCACCATATCGAGAATCTGCTCTTTCGTTGCACCACCAGCAAGGGAAGCAATTACATTATCATTCTCGTCAACAGCAAGCAATTGTGGAATAGAACGTACACCATATTTCAGAGGTGTTTCCATATCGTCATCAATATCGATGTATTCAAATTTGTCAAGGACGTTCAGATGCTTCAGCAAGGCTTCTTGTACATTACAGCCAGAGCACCACGAGGCACCCATTTTAATCAGTTTCATTGTTATATTCTCCATTGGCCGATCTGGTACGACTCGAACGTACACCTAAGAAGGTAGAAGCTTCTTGCTCTGTCCTTTAAGCTACAGACCGTTGTTTATTGGCGGAAGGTACAGGTATCGAACCTGTGCTGCCATATTATGTGCAGACTATTGTTTAGCAAACAAATGCATTACCACTCTGCCAACCTTCCATTAATTGTTCTGAGCACTCTGTCAGGGACGATCTGACAACCTCACCATTACAAGTGGTGTGCTCTACCTATTGAGCTAAGAGTGCATTGTTTCTTCCTGAAACCCACCATTTCTGATGGGCTTGTGGAAGAATGCGTTGGAGGCAATAGTATACTCCAGACACATACTAGCACATTTTCGCAGCGTCCTGCCAGCATGTGTGCTGTTGGTGTTTGGAATATCGTGTACAGTCGCCACGCAGAGCCATTCACCGTGTTAAAAGGACTCAAAGGTCAATACCACCACCCAACCGAGAACCCCCAATCCAAAGTGGTGTGTAAACAGGAAGGCAAATGCAGAGCAAAGCTGGCTTCAGACAACCTTGCGTCTCTTCCCGTCTACAAATACATAATAGCACGAAAATTCAATTTGTCAAGAGGTGTTCTTAATAAAACACCTATTTGAACAAATTTACATGTTGGACAAATCGTTACGTGACAAATCAATTTCCGTTTCAATCTCATTCCTACCACCACTCTCCACCAAATCACCATCAATAACAGCATTCGGATTGTAAATGACATACGGTTGTCCACTGTCACCAACATCCTTCATACCGAGACGCTCATTCTGTTGTTGCATACGCAAAGCGATGATGGTTTTCTGCAAGCTGTCCTTGTTAATCTTATCTTCCATATCCACTTGCAAAGACAACAGAAACTTAGCTGCATCTTTCTTCTCGGCAGCACTACTGTCTTCGCTGTCAATAATGTTGATGAGGGTTTCGATTGCCTTCGCAGAATGTTTTTTGATTTTCTTATGAAGAGCAGAAAGAGAGTGTGTGGATGTAAGTGCTTTGTTTTGTTTGTCAGACATATTGTTATTCCTTGTTATATTGTTATATAGTAACACGGAATTTCTAAATGTCAAGACGGGATGTCTTTCAGTTTACGAGAGTATTGTTTGTATGTGTAGGCGTAAAGGTAGTCAATCATAAACAATGTTCTATTGTTTGTTGCTACTGTACCCTTATGAACACGGATTTGAAATGTTGTGTTCCCAGAGGTGATGGGGTTGGCTACAACACCACTGTCATACACAAGAACATCAGACACATAAATTACGAGTCTATACTTATCGGTTGCTTCTTGGTTTGCAGGCCGCTCGATTATGAATCGATTGGGGCACTAGCTGTAATTGCAACAGGTGTTTGAGCCACGCCATTCACAATAGGTGTCAAATTACCAGCCAATATATCAAAACCTACGTAAAGTCTTGTATCACGGTTGGAATCTGTCTGGGGAACCAAGGCTGCTGTACTAGAAAACAATCCTACACTGATACGTGTATCTACAGCTAGGGGAGAAGGAGATAAATCATAATGTGTAACTCTCCCACCAAACCTACCGCCCAGCAAACCTACAGGTGTTGCTTTCGGAAGGCGAATATTTAAACCACCTGCTGTAGCTGTATCAGTTGTCAGTGCTGCTGCAAGCTGTGCTAAACCGAATCGTTCAACA